CACGCTTAGAAGAAACAACTTAGGAAAAATTTCCCCCCAGACTACGTCAGGGGTTCTGGGAAACCTATGTTTCTAACGTAGCTGGGACCTGGCGATATGACCAGGCGGTGCGCTGCAACACCAATTGAATGTTTATTATAAAATATGTAATATGTAATATATAAGCGGAACAAAACATTCTAATAAAGTTCCTTGCACCCACACTAAGTGGGTACTGATGGTGAAAACACCATTTGCGGGGCTCCAATAAACATGAACATATTGAAGTCATCCGCGACGGCCTCATATCGGTATAAATACCCGGTGCCGGGGGCATCCGAAAGGACGCTTACACGAAAAGTTGATTGACGTGTGGATTTGTCTTGATAAGTGGTACAATGATGAAACCGCCATTGTGAATAGAACGGCATTTCAAACTCAGCAACTTGGCTACAGTTATCATTCACATGCATAGCACCACTCCACGATTCATCCTGAAAATAGGTGACAAGTTCAGCATCGTCATAGAACCCCTCAAAGTAACCAATATTACCCTCAGGAGCTCGAGAAACGATGTAATTGTAAGGAAATTCAGTTTTCATCGGTATCAATTTTTGTCGAATACCACCACGCCATCCCAAAAAAGACTGGGCAACATAATTTCTCATTGTCAGAGGTCCACGCCATTCTGGAATGGTTGGTTGTTTACCTCGATACAAAGGGTAAGTTGTGCGTCGATATTCGGAGTACTTGAAAGATTTTGTTGTAGGGTCGAAATCGAAAGGCAATAGTTCGGCCAAGGTATATCTCTTAAGTACTGTACGGAAATTGTCAACTGGATCACCATGCATAAACATGGATAATTCCATTTTGGGAGCTTCCCCCATCGTGTGACATGGCTCTTCCTCAATGGGCTTGCCGGGCTCATCAGCAGTTATATCACCAGTCTCAACTGCGCCGGCTTGTGCCACCAGGCCATCTGCATCACGATTTGGAGAAATCTGCCAAGGTGTGTAATTATTGACATTGTCCGCATCGGGCCCAAACACCTCCAACTCTGGAAATGATATCCACACCAGAACGTACACGGGATCATCAGACTCAACGGAAGATGTCAAACTATTCACAATAGAAATTTGAAGACCACCATTGTGCGCATTAAAGGATTGGGCACTGTTCACGTAAGTACTAAAAGTGGTAGCCGTAGGAGGAGTGGAGCCAGTACCAACACATGCCGAAAAAGGACTTCCCCACCCAATATCAAAAGTGCAATCACGCTCTTCGGCAATATCAATGATGTGTGACCGAACAACCTGAGTTTGCGGTTTTTGTTGGGTTTGCCGTGGATCCCATGACAACATCAAACGTCCTTTGTGAAAGGCAGAAGCAATAACCTGCACACGCACTCTCATAACACCCCGCCAAAAATCAAAAGGGTGAGCAACAAAAGTACATGGCAGAAAAGTCACCACATTGTCAATTGGTGGCAACGTTCTGTTTTCAACTATATACAAATAGGGTGTGACAGGCATGGTCATAACAATGCCATCAGTGGCCCCTTGTTGTGTCCAATTAATAGTAGCGAACAACCCTGGTCTAGAAGCCAGAGTTGAAAAAGCCATCTCATCTGCAGGGCCAGCACCAGTAGTCATGGGATCCAAAGTCACCTCACGTTTCGAGTTAAATCCAAGAGAATAACTAGTATCTTGCGCATCAACAACGGCCAACTCAAGACCTTGATTAATGTTCATCCTCACAGTATCCGTCACCACACGTGGTCTGCAATACCCAAAAGCCGAAGCTATTTTGGCTATCGCAGACGCACCTATCTCAGACGCATACGCCCACTTCCCAATCAATGGGATATTTTTGAACATAGAAGAAGCTTGAGCGAATTTTGCCGCAGGTTGAGAAATTGGTCCATTCGCATACTCGTCATTCACTTCACCAGCCTGAGCTGTTAATTGAGCGTAATTATTTTGAGTAGGGGCAGAAAGGACTGCATCCTCACACCAAGCGTAAGCTACAATATCAACTGGAGTTGTGACATTTGGGTGTAATAATGGTGCAATTTCTGCTAACCAAATCTCACCAATTAAATTTGGATCATCACGCGTCAAATCAAAAGCGTCCCTTTGCCAAAAGAAAGGCAATGACAAAGTGCCACCTTGATTTGTAGTTGGGTCCAGCAAAATATGCATTCTCTGCGTGGCTTTACTAATGTCTCCACGCATCCTAACATCAGTGAAATTGAAGTCAGAATTCTCTGGATTGCCACCTCCCGGGAAATACGACGCCATCGCTATTCCCCAGTAAAATGCATTTCCATTTATCATGAATTTAACTTTCAGTGTTCCACGAAAATTGCGGAAATTGCTTAACCTATTAGAAATTCTTGGATCATTCATCCATTCAGTCCATGGGCTAATCAATTCCGATAAACGAGTTCCACGAGGAGTCCATTTCCAAGTACCAATGCGCACGGGTCGCGCAAAGAAATCTTTAAAAGACGTCTCAGTATCATCAGCAGAGCCACGACTCTCATCAATAGTTCCACTAATGTGAGCCTCAAAAGCAGGCGACTGGTCCAAAAACCGAGTGGTCGCTTCTTGCGTTTGAGACTCAACTTTTGTCATTCCAAAATTTCCAGCTTGAGCCAAGAGCGGGGTGTCCACCCCTACCGAATTTTGACTGATCGGCTCAGTACAAGGGTCCTGTTTTGACTTTGAGTCAGGACTTGAACTCTCTATTATATCTCTAGTGGAAATCTATAAGATGCTGCAGGTTTCCAGCCATGCAGCAAATCTAGTTAAGGACAAAGGGTCCAGACATGTAATTGTACAAATATATAAAATGTATTTAGAAAACGGGATTGTTGGTGACATGATCATAAAACACCATACCTCCCGTGAAAACGCAGTGCATGTACACAAACAACAAAAACTGGGTGAAAAGCCACTTAAAGCCTCCCAGCATAGCAATTTGCAACAAAAACACTTGCTGCGTAAAAGACAACCTTTGAATGGAAATCTTAATACGACCTTTGGCAAATAAATAGTGAAAAGCTATTTGTGGAAACAAGCCAAGGATTTTAAATGTGAGTGGCCACTCCCAAGATAGGTATCCAGTTGAATCGTTGCAATGGGCGTAAATAGTGTCTGCAATCGGAACCATCTCTTCACCGCAAAAAGCTTCTGCGGCAGAGGTGATATCTATGCAAGTTCCTGCTATTGCCAAAGCAGCGACCGCGTGAAAAGCCAACAAGGAAGAAATGTATTGCTCACGGTAAGATCTAGAGGCTGGCCGGACCTCAACCTCAAGCTCTCTATAAAGAAGAAGACCATCGTAATAGATGACTTGAGAGGAGACTTGGCCATACGACCACTCTCTCAAAGCTTGGAATGTGGGATACTTCCAATCATACCCCATTGTCATGTTGTGATAGCGAATAAAATCCACATCTCTCGCATACATAAAGTACTCCTCAATGAGTACCCATTTGCGAATAATACCCAATCCAAATCTCTTACGGGCACAATCAATGCAAGCATACGTCAAATCGCCTTGCACAAAATGTGGAAGGGGTTGAAATGGATTTTCCATCCACCTATCAACAACCTTGACGCCAAATTCAATTTCCCATTCTTGATAGAAACGTTCACGTCGCCTCAGTTTCTGCCTCTTAACGGTATAAGCCGCACCAGACGGGACACAGTCAGTCATGTCAATATCATCAACCTCACCTGCCTGACACTCGAGAGCCTCCAATGCCTTGTCGTAGGTGCACGACGTACGTTCATACTGTTCTCGAATCTCATCTTCAGTAAAGGGCTTGAAGTAATCAATAACCTTATGTCCTTCCGGATCTTTAGTCTCTCGCGCAATCTCACAAAACACGGGCAAGTATTTGTAATACTCATCTGCACCATGAAAATAGAGTTCACGCAAAGCACCATTGAGATTGGAAGCACAAATCTCAGCCATTGATTCCTTCTGTCCCTTCTTTGGTTTGTGGGTCATAGATAACGATTTGAAAATCGATTCCTTCTCCAAAGCACCAACCACCTTCTTCAATTGTGGATGCTTGTGGAAAGAACGCTTCAAAAAAGAAAGATCCTCGAGTTTCTTAAACGGAACCTCGGGTTTCTTCTTATTCGCATCAGTATAACCCACACCAATCTTGGCAAGCTCAGCATGGATAGATTGCATGTTGAAGAGTTTTTCCTCAGGTTTGACATTGAATGCGTTATCATCACCATACGTCATTAAACGCACCATCTCATGAAATAGAGGAATCACTCCCGGACGATCCACTTTGTGCAATGAATAGTAAACATACCTCATGTAGAGAACGTTGCACAATCCATTGATAATCACAGTGAGAGAGTGGCCAGAAGGATTAGAACCAAAAGCTTCATAAATCAAGCCATCCGATTCATAAATGGGAAACATACACTCAGTTGCTAGGCCATCAAAAGCAGAGATCAACAATTCACCAAAACCAGCCTTTTCAAGCATGGTTCGAATGATGTCAAATGCTCCCTTCGTAAAATTGGCTCGCAACCAAGCGTCAAATTTCTCAAAATCTCCATCGCCACACCGATCCGCACCAAATTCCTTCATGAAATTGTGTAACCATTCCCAATCGGCGCCAGTGGCATCAATACCAACTGCGCTCTCAAAAACACCTGGGAAATGGGACATCATATTAATCAAAGGAAGAGTCAACATCCTACACAAAATTACCATGGTCACAGGAGCTCCAGCAAATGCTCGAACTTTGTTATCCTCGGCTTTCTTGTGTGTAATGGGTTCATCCTTCAAATTCAATCTGAAAATCAGGTTAGCTCGTCGTCCATCAGCAAGCTTTTCCAAAACCTCTTCCAATTCAGCTTCAACATCAAACTTCTCCTTGTCGAATTCAATCGTGTACTTGTATATTGTCTTTCCATCAACTACCTCTTGTGTGACGAACTTAACAGTATCCAAGCCAGTAATATCTTCCAACTTATTCTTCGCAAAGAATTTCCACTTAGGAGAATTCAACCAAAAACCCATGGAAGTCTTGGGATTGATAGGATCAAATCCCTTAGTTCCGGGTTCTCCACTCAAAGCTACTTCCAAAGGAATGGGATGTACAAATTGTAAAAACTTATCGGTCAGAACCAAATCTGCCAATTTTGTTTTAAAATCTGCAATCGCCATTTTTACATACCGCGGATTCGGAGGAGGCAACTTCTTACTCACATTGAGAAG